AAAAAGTGAAAAATTGTCTTTAAAAGAAAAAGAAGAAATGGAAGAATTTAAGCAAATAGAAGAATTAAAAGCTCAAGTTGTAAAAATAGATGTTAGAAAAACAAAAGTAGAAGATGATTTAACAAATGCTATTTCTTCATTATGGGATGAATATGAGCTTACTCCAAATACAGCAGATGGTTTTGAAAAACCAGCTAATATTGCTATTACTGTAAGAAGAGTAAATAATTTGAAACAAGATATTAAAGAATTGGGCCCTGTAAATGTAGATTCAATAGAAGAATATAAAACTCAAAAGCAAAGATATGATTTTATGTGTGAGCAAAGATTGGATTTAGAAACAGCAATGGCAAAATTAAGAGATATGATTTCAGAAATTACTGAAACGATGAAAGAAAGATTTAAAGAAATATCGGAATAATATTCGGCTAATGGAGGCTTTGTATGAAGTTCTGAGTAGCTTGGTCAAAGGAGAAGCTGTTCAGGAAAAGTATAAGCCGCATGAACTTACAGGAAATTATAAAGGCTGCATGGAATGTCATGTCGGAAATGATTTTCTTTTAATATGGATAGATACAAAGCAGGATGTGATAGAGGTAATCAGATTAGGTAGTCATTCTGAACTTTTTAAATAAACAAAGCCGTTAGGGAAGAGATACTATTTATTCCCAACGGCTTTTTGTATATGGCTTATGTAAGAAAATCAAAATAAAAGCCTACCCCAAAGAAGTTGTATGAATGAAATGAACATGAATTGAGTTGGGGTAGGCTAAAAGTAGACCTATGAAGTTTTAGAGTTCTTTATAAGAACGTGACTAAAACTCTGTTTATTGTACAAGCGTTGAAAATTATGCTTGTAAAGCGAGTTTGGGTTATAATCAAAGTGCTCCCAACAGAAGTCCTACAGCCCCCCAAACAAGGTCGTGCCACTCTTCAGTTCCGTTCTTCAGCCACTTGTCCCAAACAATCTCTTTCGCAACAAGTATCACCAAAGTAGTTAAGATTGCCGCTTCAACCGGCATAAGGTATTTGAGCATGTCATAAATCAATATTCCGGCAATCAAATGTTGTGCGCCATCCATTCTCATTTTATTGATGCAGAAATCGTCTATCTTCTGCCTGATTCTTTTTAGATAATCCATTTTGATAAAGAATTTAATTGCTGTTGTTTATTTTAAGATATTGCAACCATCCGGAAAACAACGGTCTGTTTTCTATGTAGTTGCAGTTCAGTTCGCAGGAATATGCCTCTTGTTCAAACGATACTTTCTTGTATGCGGTTTTTGAATTTCGACAGATGAGAAGTCTTACAAGCCACTCTATCGCATACCAGATATAAAAGGTAAGAGTCGCTACGATATACCATATAGGAGATATGTCAAAAATCAGTTGTAAGATTAAAACCACGCAAACCGCAACACAGGTCGTTTCTATCCATTGATATGAATGGCAGGTTTCATGGTTCCTGACTCTTTGCGTTATATGCTCTGGAGATAACTTGCTTAATACAAACGGGCCAATTGTGATTGTGTGGCAAGAACTGAATGCCAATAGTATTTTGGCGATTCGGTTGTCGTAATAAAATCTTTTCATACCTGCCAGGGGTTTTTGTATGGATCATAAGATGTCTGGAATGTCGCCATCTGCCAGTCTGTAACCGGCTTGTTGTCTTCTGCTATTTTTCGTGGAATCTGAGGGTTGATTCTCAGTTTAGAAGCATCATTAAGCCACTTCATGGAATCCTCATAATCTCTCATTCTAACAACACTGACGTTATTGGGAGCAATCAGTTTGGTAAGCTCGTACACAGCCAACCGAATCATGTGCTTTTTGAGATTGTAGTTTCTGGGATCGTGTAGTGTAAGATTTTCCCCGATAACCGGACTGTCACTGTTCACGTCTATTTCAGGATAATACACTTGGCCATCATATACAACGTACTCATGTGATGAAAGTTCGTATTCGTTGTACTGAGGATCATAATCGGCAATAGCACCCCAATTTTCCGATTCCAAAGGGTTTTTATTATTGTCGAACCCCTCCAGTGACATCAAAGTATAATAGGAACCGTCAAACTTTACGACATTCCAAAGCTCGTACTCAATCGGATTCCAGTCTGTATATTCAGCAAGTTTCCATCCGTTTACCATCGGGATTCGTATGTTCTCAAATTTCCATCCATTTTCAACAAGACAGATATAAGGCGTATCGTTATATAAGACAATATCACCTTTGTAATAGGTTTTGAACTGGCTGTATCGTTGAAATTCCCGTATCTCGCCTTTCTCATCCACAAACTCTTCCCAGTATTCCACGGAAGAAGGAGCCTTGTATCCGCTGATCGATCTTATTATCTCGTGGATTTTACCATCAAAATAAATATGTGCTCCGATCGGATAAGTTACCTTTCGGTCGTATTCAGCGATATACTTCCCTTTATTCAGTTCTTTTTCAATCTCATAGTTCTCGCTCAGATACTCTATGACACTCATTTCTGCGGCTTCCTCGGCTTGAATGAATGTTTCCGGTTCGTTTCTCGTTATCTGGGAAAGGCTGTCTTGCGTGATGATTCCCAGATAATCGCTATTGTTTAAAAATCGTCTGTACATAGATTAATGGTTCGTTAATAGTTAAATCCTTCGTTAATGGTAGCTGTGGAAAGGATGGTCATAGAACCGTCCCCTCTTTTGTATTTCGTCCAGCTATCCCTTAAATAATAGCATAGCAGGTAATCAAGGCAGTCGGACAAGTGGCCGTATTTTTCGTATTTTACGCCTGTTTTAGCGTCTGTAACCTTTGCCTTGCACTTTGTACCATCCTCGTTCTTTAACTGGTAAATAAGGTCTTCTGTGAGCTTCCTGCAACGTAAATCAATCATCAGTTTCCATCCGTCAAATCCCTCGAACACCTCATTGACAAATTCACATCGGGTAACTTGTGGAGGCTGCTTTTTTAAGAGCTTGATCTTAGGTTTCAATACGCCCCTGCCCAGTGTTTCCGTGATGATGGTGTAGTTGTTTGTCCCATCTTCATTTGTGGTTGAACGCTGTAATCCGGCAGGGTCTCCTGTCACGTCCACCCCTCCGATATGTTTTTCCCTATACAATTTCTGTTGTATCTTCCTTGCCAGAGCCGGAGTGTTGTTTTCCTTCTTTTCCGGCAATCCCAATATTTCCTCTATGACATATATCTCTTTTTTGTCATAGTTTATCTGAGCCAACAAAGTAGACATTCTGGGTGCAACATTGAAGTCCCAGATGGTAATGATAGGTTTGGTCGGATCGTAGACCTTTTCCTTCAGGTTCGTTATAAGATGTCTGGAACCGTCAAAATTGTGGTAAACGGCCATATCGTTGGCTTCCACAAAATCCCAGTTACCATATAACAAACGCTCCTTTGTGGCTTGGTCACGAATCTTGTTCAATGCCGCCTCGTAAGTCTGCCGGAAAGCGATGTCCGGGTTGTCGAATACGGAGAACGGTATATAAGCCTCTCCCTCCCGGCATTCCACCTTGTCTCCGTTTTCATCCTGTACGAACCGGGAACGTACCCAGTTTGTAGTCGGGTTGGTGCTCATAAACATTCTGGATGTCTTGAATGTCTCGTGTATTCTCCAACGAAGACGGGAAAAAAGCACTTCAACCGCCTTTTCCGAAATCTCCGACACCTCGTCGATCATGGCAATCGTATATTCGGAAGAACCGAATCGCTCGAAGTTCGGGTCAGAAGGCAGATCGACCATTTCCTTCATGATAATGACAGAGTCGTTCCAAAAGGTAAGCGTACCTTCCAGATTATTGATTCTGTAATTCACTTCTTCTTTTAATCCCCAGTTTTTTAGAACCGTCTTGATCGTATTCCAAGTAGATTCCTTCAAAGACTTGATTGTCTTACGTGCCACGACCGCACGGATGTTCTCAAATCTCATGCAGGAAATAATGAGCCAACAGGCTCCCAAAAAACTTTTTCCTCCCTGTGTTAATAAACGTTAAAACTCGCTACATTTTAACCGCTTTCGCTGCTACATGTTTCCATGCAGAATAGACTATATCTTCATCCAGTGCAATATGACTGGAGGCTCCCGTTTCCAATCGCTTGATTGTACTTCCTTTCGGAATAGTCGTTGAACCTTCCGGTTTCCCGGCTTGGCTGCTGATTGCCCTTCTAACCCGTAGTTAGGGTTTTCCAGCAATTAAAGAGCTTGTTTTCTATACATTACTGCATAGGCTGGCAGTGGAAAGAGTTTACCAGCGGCTCCACCACCTAATATCATTTGTGGCAGATTTGTGTTTCCACATGACTCACAAACAGGCTTGTATTGTGGATTCTTTTTTACATCGTATCCGATGAGTTTCTGTGTTATGTGACCGCCACATTTGGGGCAATAATCCGGTTGAAGCAATTTCCATAGTTCATATTGCCTTTCTGACGGTCTGAAGTCAATTTTAATGTTCTGGGGTGGTCTCAGTTTTGCATAAATTCCCATGTTTAGATATTTGCAGCGGCAATCGTAATGACAGAAACCGCTATGATTATAAGTATGTTGTTTAGAATTATCTTTCTCATAGTCTGGTCTTATATGGAAACAGCACCCAACTTTTTAGGGCTGGATGCTGTTTCGGAAGTGTTCTTATGAAACATGAATTTTAATTTCTCGTTCTTTCTTTAAAATCTCATTCAAGGCATCCGAAGTGGCTCTTGATTCCAGCACCTTGCCTTTTTCCTTGTTTTTCCCAACAAGAATGCACCCTGCACTATCGGTAGCAGTGTTTCCTGAATGTATCAGGATTCCAATAAAATGCGGCACATCATGCAGTCTTGGTAAGACACGTTTGAATCTGGGTGAGTATTCCATCGTAACCTTGTATTCTCCTGATGG